ATGCTCCTGGCCGAAGCCGCCGGACGTTATGATGTGCGTATGGAGCGTTGATGGAACCGACAAAAAAAAAGATCAAGGTTTCCGAACCCTCACTGGATACAGTTTTTAAACTGCCCTTTGCCGAACAGGAAGCTTTCTTTAAAAACAAGTTGAATATCCCGACTGCGCGATGGGACGATCTGTGGAAGGCCCAGCACTCAAAAGGGTTTATGGTTGCAGGCGCGTACAAGGCCGAACTTCTAGCCGACTTCCGCGATGCCGTGGAAAAGGCCATCAACGAGGGAACGACGCTGGAAGATTTCCGGAAGGATTTCGATTCCACCGTGGAGAAAAACGGCTGGAACTATAACGGGAACCGGAACTGGCGCAGCGCGCTGATCTACTCCACCAACATCAGCACATCCTATGCCGCCGGTCGTTGGGCCCAGCTCACAGACCCGGAACAATTACAGGTTCTGCCGTATCTGACCTACAAGCACGGGGATAGCAGAGTTCCGCGCCCGGCGCATTTGGCCTGGGACGGAATAACTCTCCCGGCGGATGATCCCTGGTGGCAGACCCACTACGCGCCCAACGGCTGGGGCTGCACCTGCCGGGTTTATGGATCAACGCGCAGCGAATACGTTAAAGCGCAGAAAAAGGGACTAGGCGAAGCGCCGCCATCGCCAATCGACGAAAAAACAGGCGAGCCCGCCGGAATAGATAAAGGCTGGGGCTACAATGTCGGCGAAGCGGCGGCAACACAGACGCACAAAATATTAGAAGGCGTGATCGCCCGGCTGCCTGAAGATATCGCCGCTAAATTGCGGAAGGAAATGAAGGGATTAAATGCCTGAAATCAGCATGAAAGTATATGGCGCCGAAGCCGTCACAAAAAGAGTCGGAGAAGTAGCGTCCCGGATGTCGAATCGGCGGCCTATCTTAAAGGCAATCGGCGACCGGATAGCCGAACAGACCAAACGCCGTTTTGAATCGGGCGGTCCTGCACCGTCCGGCGTGCCCTGGACGCCGCTGAAACCGGCGACACTGAAACGAAAAAAGCGCGCCAAAATATTGACTGAATCCGGCCAACTAAAGAGCAGCATCCGGTATCAAATGATCGGCAATAACACCGTGGAAATCGGCACAAATAAAATATATGCCGCCGTTCATCAGCTAGGCTTTAAGAAAATGAAGATTCCCGCCCGCCCGTATCTGGGCTTGAGCGAGAAAAACAGTGACGAAATTGTCGGCATCATCAACGAATACGTAATGGGCTCGCGGTAGGACGCGGGGCTGTAGAACAAGGGGTTGCAACCCCTTGTTCAAAGGAGGATTTAAAAATGAATTTTAAAGGCTTTGACGATTATATTCCGATCTTCAGGGGCGGAAAACAAACCGACAGTAACGGCGTTGTCCATGACGGCGATGCCCTGATTGACAAGGCTATCGCTAAATTCAATGCCGCCGTTCATGAGCCGCCCGCGTGTATCGGACATCCGAAAGACGATGCGCCCGCTTACGGCTGGGTGAAGGGACTAAAAAAAGTCGCCGATAAAACAGGCAATTTGCTGCTGGCCAGGTTCGGCCAGGTCGAACCTGCTTTCAGCGCAATGGTGCAAGAAGGCAGAATCAAAAAACGCTCTGCCGCGTTTTATCCGGACGGCACGCTGCGTCATGTGGCGTTCCTGGGCGCGATGCCGCCCGCAGTCAAGGGCCTGCCGGATGTGGCTTTCGCCGAAGGCGATGCGGCCAGCTTTGAGTATTCCGAATCGTTTGCCTGGGATTCCATCGCTGATGTTTTCCGGCGTCTCCGGGAATGGATTATCGAAACGAAAGATCAGGACACGGCAGACCGGATCATTCCGGACTGGAAAATAGATGATTTAAGATCGGCGGCCAACCCGCCTGCCGATGAACCGCAACTAACAAAGTACAACGCAAAGGAGGATAAGAAAAATATGTTATTCAAAGAAAAAATGAAAGCGTTTTTAGGTTCCATCGGTTTCGATGTCAGCAAGATTCCCGATGAGGCGATTCCGGGAGAGGCTCCGGCATCAACGGGCAGGCAGTTTTCGGAAGCCGATCTGGAAAAAATCAGAACAGATGCCGAGGAAAAAGGCAAACAAAAAGCGCAGGCGGAATTCGCCGAACAGCAAAAACAGACGCGGCTGGCCACCATCAAGACAGAGATCACCGCGTTCTGCGAATCGCTGATTAAAGCGGGCAAGATCACCCCGGCTACCGTAGCCTTCGGCCTGCCGGAAATCCTTTTTTCCATCGCCGGGGTCGATAATCAAATCGAATTTGGCGAGAAAAAAGAAAAGTCCACCGCTTTCGACCGCATGAAAGCGCTTTTGGAGTCGGCCACGCCATTGGTAACTTTCAGCGAAGTAGCCACACGGGATAAAGACGCGGGCGGCGCGAAGACGCGGGAGACAGTCATCGCCAAGTTTATGGAAGATAATAAAGTTGGCTACAAAGAGGCTGTGCTGGCCGTCTCCAAAGAAAACCCTGAATTATTCAAAGAGGAAGAATAGAAGCGGGTTCGTAATCTTAAAAAAATCTAATTCGAAAGGAGAATTAAAATAATGTTTGGACAAACAACAGGTTTAGAAAAAAGCGCAAAATGCGCGGCGATTATTGCAACGGCGTGGCTGATTGCAAAGCTGGGTGACGATGACGACACCTGCGCCCAGGCATCGGCGGCGACGGATGCGCTAATCGGGATATTGCAGCACGTAACGACCGCAATAGGCGATGATGTCCGCGTCATGCTGTCGGGTATTTCCCCGGTTGTGTACGGCGGCGCAATTACCAGGGGCGATCCCCTGACCTCGGACGGCAACGGCAAGGCGGTTAAGGCCGTCGCAGGTCAATCAATCGTCGGTTATGCAATGATATCCGGCGTAGCAAGCGACATCGGCTATTGCCTGATCAGCCCGCAGATTCTCGCGGCCAATCAGGGTGCGAACGGCACTACGTTCAAGGGCCTGGCTATTGCGACATTCGATCCTTCTGCCACTGTCGGTGAGCGTACCATCGCCAAACACGGGCTGGGCGTTTATCTGCCGGATAACGCGATTGTCGTCAGATCCTTCTACGAGGTTTTAACCACATGCACATCGGCCACTGACGCCGCAACAATCGCCCTGGGCGTGGATACGGATAGTGAAGCCGGAATCAAAGCGGCGGTAGCGATCAGCAACGGAGCCAACGCCTATGATGCGGGTCTGCATGAAGGCATCCAGGACGGCGCTGTAGCCAACGCCCTGACCAAGCTCACGGCACTGCGGGAGCTTTGCGCGACCGTTGCAGTAGAGGCGTTAACGGCGGGCAAACTCAGAATCTACGCGGAATACGTAGTCAGCATTTAATTTTTTAAAAAAAAGGAAAAGGAAAAGGAGGCAATACCTATGCCAGAAGCAAAAGCAATGCACAAAGATGCGGTGCTCTCCAATTTATCGGTCAAGTACCGCAATGATGCCATGATATGGCCGTTCGTGATGCCAATCGTTAAAGTCAACAAAAGATCGGATATTTATTATGTCTACAACAAAGATGACAGTTTCAAACTGGTCGATGACCGGCTCTCTCCCAAAGGGATGGCCAACGAAATCGACTGGGGCGTGGCCGATCAGAATTATTCTGTCAAGGATCATGCCCTGGGTGATTGGTTGCCGCAGGAAGCCATCGACAATGCCGACAATCCACTCCAGCCCGAAATAGATACAAACGATTTTCTGAATATGAGTCTGGATGTGGCTCAGGAGAAAAGGGTCGTCGACAAAGTGTTTGCTGCTGCCTCTTACCCTGTTGGCAACAAAACCCAACTCGCGGGTAATTATAAATGGGGAGGCACTACCGATGATCCTATCGGTGATGTACAGACGGCAATTGAAGCCTGCTTCCAGCGCGCCAATGTTTTGGTATTCGGCGTGGATGCATGGTTAAAATTCCGCAAACTTCCCGAAATCCTCGACGCCGTTAAGGCCGTGGCAGGCGCGACGCTTAAGGGCGGTATGGCCTCTGCGCCGGATGTTGCGCAGTTGTTCGAGGTGGAGAGAATATTAATCGGCAGAGCGCGATACAACGCTGCAAGACCAGGGCAAGCCGCAACTTACACGCGGCTCTGGGGCAAGCATTGCGCAGCTCTCTATGTTGCACCGAGTCCGGGAATCAAAACCATTACGTTCGGAGCGACCTTTGCCGAAACCCTGCGTTTTACCGCAAGAGATTTTGATGCCAAACGCGGATTGAAAGGCGCGCATTACATCAGACCCGGATGGAATTCCGACGAAAAAATTATCGCCAGCGATTGCGGCTATTTCATCGAAGACGCAGTGGCGTAACGTAACAACGGTCATTCCCGACCTGATCGGGAATCCAGGAATTTGACCTCAGCTAGAAGCCCTCTCTCCGGAGAGGCGAGAGGGCTTTTGTGGTGAGACCAAAAATTAGAAGATTGGACGATTAGAAGTTTAGAGGATTGAAAAAATGTATTTTAAAATTAATGCGCCGCAGCAAGATAAATACACCGGCATGGGCATGATAAATGTCTCTGCTGACCTATACCTCGAAAAGGGTGATGAGGGCTATGAAAAATATATTGCCGAGCATCTTGTCATGGTACCTGTAATACCTGAGGGCGGCTATACCGGCAAGGTTGATGAACAAGGCGCACCTGCTGACCAAAATGATTATGATAATTGGTTTAAATCATTACCAACCGTTCAGCAACTAAACCCCTTCTGCAATCATTCAATTCAGTTTGAACATGACGTCACCGAAGAAGAAATCCTCTGGTGTTTTGAATGGGCGTTAGGAATTACTCATTGGAACTATCTCATGGACGATTTGCATTGTCAGAAAAAAGATGAAAATGGAAATCCGTATAGTCAGGTTGTCAATCAACCATTTCATTATTCTGCACGGAAAGAATATTTTAAAATTATTTCACAACTTCCTTTGGGAAATCGTTCTGATTACATGAATGCTGAATTAGCTAAAGTAACAAAGGCCGAAAAAAGATTAGTAAAAGTTAAAAAAGTGGATTTTACCAAAGTCAAAACCACAGAGAAGTATAAGGTGAAGTAATGGCGTATGGAACAATTGACATAGGGGCAGGTGCTTCCAATTACGGCAGTTATCGAAATGGTGGATATACAACAGTATGTCAAACAAATCCCGCCAATGCCAATGGTGTATTAACGTCCTTTGAAGTTTGGTTATCAGACCCCGGCGGCGGTTCTGCAAAGATGGGTTCATTCTCTGGGAGTGATTCTAATTACACCATGAGAGATTATGAAACTCTTGGTAGTGTTACTGCTAATAGTAAACAGACATTTACAGGTAAAAATTGTGATGTTTCCTCTGGAGACTATATTGGGTATTATAATGCGGCGGGAACTTTGCGGGTTGAAAATACCGGCGGTTCTGGCAATTATTGGTACAATGGAGATGGATTTACTACTCCTTGTTCTTATAATCATGATTCCAACTATAAAAACGCTTTATACGCTACCGGCGTCACCATCCCCGACGCACCGACTGATGTTTCCGCTACCGACAACCTCACAGATAAAGTCACAATTACATGGACGGCAGGTACTGGAGAAACAGGCGGACATAGAGTCTATCGTGATGGAGTTGATATATCGGGCGTTGTCGCACATGGAACAGCTACCTATGATGATACAACAGCAGTTGCAGGGACGACATATTCCTACACAGTTAAAGCAATCAATGCTGCCGGATTTAGCGCCGCAAGCTCGGCGGATAATGGGACGCGCATCGTTGCCGTTATAACAATCACTGATACCGGCGCGGGCAGTGATGCCGTGACGCAGATTGCCGTTGGCCTGTCGCTCAGCGATACCGGCGCGGGTGCGGACAATCTCGGCGGCGGCGTTGCCGCCCGATTGCCTCTCTCCGACAGCGGCGCGGGCAGTGATGTCCTTGCTCAGGTTTTGGCCGCACTGAACGTTTCCGATACCGGTGCAGGTGCAGATGTCCTCTCCCAGCTTTTAGCCTCGCTGATCGTTACTGATACCGGTGAAGGTACGGACGCACTTGCCCAGGTGTTAGCTTCTTTGATCATTACTGATACCGCTGCCGGCAGCGACATTGTCGCCCAGCTTAAAGCTTTGATTTCCGTTGTCGATACCGGCAACGGCAGTGATGCCATCGCGCAGTTGAAGGCTTTGATCTCGCTTACCGACACCGGTGCGGGCAGTGACACAGTCGCGCAGTTAAAGGCTCTGCTTTCACTTACCGATACCGGCACAGGCAGCGATATAATTGCCTCGCTAAAAGCATTAATCTCTATTGCTGAGAACGGCACGGGCAGTGACGCTATCGCTCAGTTGAAGGTTTTGATTTCTCTTACCGATAGCGGCGCGGGCAGTGATGCCATCGCTCAGCTAAAGGCGTTGCTTTCTCTTACCGACAGCGGCACAGGCAGCGATGTAATCGTCTCGCTCAAAGCATTAATCTCTATTGCTGAGAACGGCACGGGCAGTGACGCCATCGCTCAGTTGAAGGCTTTGCTTTCGCTTGCCGATACGGGCGCAGGCAGTGACGCCATCGCTCAGTTGAAGGCTTTGCTTTCGCTTGCCGATACGGGCGCAGGCAGTGATGCCATCGCTTCGCTCAAGACTCTGCTTTCACTTACCGATACCGGCACAGGCAGCGATTTAATTGCCTCGCTCAAAGCATTAATCTCTCTTGCTGAAAATGGAACAGGCAGCGATGCCATCACGCAACTGAAGGCCTTAATCTCGCTTACTGATACTGGCTCCGGCGCGGATGTCATCGCTCAATTGAAGGCTATGATCTCGCTTACTGACACTGCCGCAGGCAGTGACGCTATCACGCAATTAAAAGCTTTGATTACCCTTGCCGACACGGGTGCAGGCAGTGATGCTATCGCCCAGTTGAAGGCTTTGCTTTCGCTTACCGACACCGGCGTTGGCAGTGACTCGGTCAAAATAATAAAAAATATTATTAAATTTATCACCGACGCCGGATACGGTGCTGATGCTGTATCGCAGATAGGAGCCGCGTTATCAATTGCCGACATCGGCGCGGGCAGTGATGCCCTTACCCAACTGAAGGCGTTGCTTTCTGTTATCGATACCGGCACAGGCAGTGATGTCATCGCGCAGTTGAATGCATGGCTCTCCGTTATCGACATCGGCGAAGGTGCAGACGGCTTTCCGGTAATTAATGTGTCTCTTGCCGTACCCGATTCCGGTTCAGGCACGGATATTATCAGCCTTGTTTCCGCACTAATTTCCCTCATTGATAGTGGTTCCGGCGAGGATAATGTCCCGGCAATTAACGTGTCTCTAACCGTACCCGATTCCGGCATGGGCATGGACGTCATCGGCATGATCGCTGTTCTTGTCTCGCTGGCTGATAGCGCCTCAGGCGTAGATGTCATTGTCAATTACAGGCAGGATTCCAAGCGCGTGGATATTACCTTCACGCCCAGGAAGCCAGGTATAAATATAACACCCCGAAAAGGGACAATAACTTTTACAAAAATTTAAGGAGGAAATTATGAAAAAGGCATTGATCAGTAACATTGGCAAAATCGGAGAAGCTCTCTCACGCTTATTCAGTAAGGTTCGAAAAATAACGGACAGAGTCTGGTACAAAACAGAATGGACAATCAGTAAATATGCGGATGAGGCGGCGTTCCTCGCGGGAAATCCGTTTGCAACAACCATAGTCAAAAATAATGTGCTTCTTAATGAAGGCATCGGCGAAATGATTGATCTGTTCTGTGGTATCGGCGGTACGGCATTTTCCGAAGCCAACGCATATATCGGCGTCGGCGACAGCGATACTGCCGCTGCGGCTACGCAGACCGCACTACAGGCAGTAACAAACAAAGCCTATAAAGCGATGGAAGCCGATTATCCTGTACGAGCCAATCAAACAGTCACCTTCCGTTCGGTCTTTGACGGCAGCTCCGGTAATTTCGCATGGAAAGAATTTTCTGTTGCCAACGGAAACAGTGATTTGTCCAAGAATTTAAACCGCAAAGTTTCCGATCAGGGAACAAAGATCAGCGGCCAGACTTGGACTGTAGACCTGGCAATTACGTTCTCTTAATGCGCAGCCTTTACCTCCCTCTCCCTTGAGGGGAGAGGGCTGGGGTGAGGGTGAACGGAGAAAAAATGGAAATCATTAACGAAGAAACAACCTTGGTTTTGAGATTATCATTCAAGGATGAAAACAGTGTCGGCGTTATTCCGACTGCGGCGCAGTACCGGATTGACGATGTCGAATCGGGCACACAGCTTCTGGACTGGACTAGCTTTGCGCCGTCAGCAATTACACACGATCTGACAATAACCGATGCGCAAAACGACATTCTGGATGCCGCGTTGGATTCGGAAAAGAAAAAGGTGACTGTTAAAATTACTTACGGGCCGCAAAATAAAAAGGCCACGGCGGACTATATCTATACCGTGAAGAATTTGTCGAAAATCACATAGGAGCGACGCGACAATGGCATACTGCATATTAGCAGACATCAAAAAGGCAATTCCGGAAGTCGTCATCATTCAATTAACCGATGACGATAACATCGGCGAAATTGTGTCAGCTAACGTCAACAAGGCAATAGCCGCCGCAGATGCAACGATTGATGCGTATTGTCAACGATACTATACAATACCGCTGAATCCTGTTCCTCCCAAAATAGTAGAAATCAGTGCGGATATCGCAATATATAATCTCTATTCCCGCAGTGATCTGCCATTGCCGGAAATACGCAAAGATCGCAACGATGCGGCAATTAAATTTTTAGAAAAAGTTGCAAAGGGCGATATCGATCTGGGCGCGGCAACGCCTGCGCCTACAGACACAAGCAATGGCGCAGAGTCCAACTGCGACAAAAGTGCGCGGATTTTTACGCGCGACAAAATGAAAGGGTTTTAAAATGCTGGAAACAATACAAAACGATATAATAGAGCAAGTAAAAGCCATCAAAGATATAAAGACTGCTGCCGCCTGGCAGGGGGACGTTGATTCCCTGCTGAAAATGCCGCAGAAGATGCCATCCTTGCATGTGGTTTATCAAGGTGCGAG